ATATTCTTCCGCAGACTGTACAGCGCAGCCTCGTAGCTGCCCATCAGCTTTTCGGGCAAGTCTTCCAGCGTGGCCCATTCTTCCGCCAGTGACGTCATCGCGGACGTGGAGAGGGTGAACAGCTTTTTGTTCAGCACCGTCAGCTTGGAGATTGCAGCCTCGTAATTGGTAATCGCCTGAGTCAGCACGGGACTCAGGCGATCGTCGGCCATCAGGTAAAAGCCAATCGCGTCATCAGCAAACATACTCGCTCACCTTCGCTTGGCCTTCCTTGCTGCTGCTTCCTGTGCCCGATGCTGCTCTTTCAGGTAGTCGCTTAACCGGCGGGAGTGATCAGCCATCTCCGCCATGGTCATCGATCGGATGTCCGCGAGTGTGTATCCCTTTCCGTGCTGCATGAGGAAAAACGTATTGTCCCGCAACTGCGTCAGGTCACACGCAGGACGGACGAAAAAATTCCTCGTCAAGCCCCAGTGTGACCTTGTTCAGCGTCGCACAGTGGCGACAGTCACGGTAGAGGGTCATGTCGAGCCCGGTTTCCGCCGCCTGCATCACAGTACGCAAACGAGCCATGTCGCGCCCGACCAGCGAACGCATGAAGTCTTCGCGCTGGAGAATTGGCAGGTTGTCTCGCTCGCCGATGGCAACGATCCCCACCGCCAGCGAATAGCTGAGGGGAGCCCCGCTCGCCTGCGCCTTGAACTGGGACTGCTTGACGCGGGTCTGGACCACCGATTCGTCTTCGGTCCGCATGAAACGCATCTTCAGCGTCTCGCCGGACACTGGCAGTGTGATCGAAATGGGCTCCGCGTAGATGAAATCAGGGTACAGCGGCTTCCCTGTCTCCGGGTCCGTCAATTCCCGCACAGCCCGTGTCGCCACGTCCGGCGTCCGCTCGTCCAGATCGGTCACCAGATTGACTTCCGCCACGTTGCTCCCACGGCACTGGCGACACACCCACTGGTAGTTGTACCTGCTGCCCACGGTGAAATGACGAACGGCCAGCAACATTGCCAGCCGATCGCTCGTCAGCAGTTCGGAAGACTTCAGACCGTTGGGCAACTCGCTGCACTTGTCCACCATGAGGCGGATGCGATCGGACACACTGCCGTGTCCTCCGGCCAGAATCTCTTCCTCGCCCACGGTCCACGTTCGCACTTTGACAACGCCCTCCGGGCAGCGGTCCCCGTACAGGACGCCTCGGGAGGGCAGGGTGAAGTCGTGAAATTGGATTGCCATTCGCGAAAACTCCATCGGTAGGTGGAGGGATAGAAAAGCGACCGTGACACAGTGTCACGATCAGGTCAGAGCGGTACCCGACGTGCGGGACAGCCCGAAGCCGGTGATGTTGGCCCGTGCGTTGGTCCCGTCGCCCGGGTTCAGCCCGGTGCGGGGGATGGCCTTGTCGATGGTGAGGGTCAGCGTGATCTGCACCGGTTCGTCCGTGCTCATGTCGATGTCGCCCGGGTCAAACGCCGAAGGCCAAACGCCGATCAGTTCGTAGCTGCGCTCGAACTCGCCGTTGGGGCCGAACAGGATCGCGTCGCCGCGCTTCTTGTACACGCTGGCGAGGTTGATGACGCCCGTCTCCGGGTTGTGGACCTGATACCGCCACGCGTTGAGGATGCGTGCGGTTTCCTTGTTCACGTAATCCTTGAAGATCACGCTCAGGTCGTCGTACATGGTTTTCCCGGCGAACTTCCGCTTCTCGTTGAGGTAGTCCACCTCCACGATGTTCGTGTTCGACTTCGGCAGCGGGAAACTTTGCAGCGACAGTTCCAGCACGCCCACGTTCGAGCCTTGCTGATTGCGCTGGTTGTTCTGCCCCGTCTCGCCGGTCAGCCCGGAAATGCGAAGCAGAGCGTTGTTCTGCCGCTGCGGTTCGCCACCGTCCGGGCCGTCCAGATGGTCCGCAGTGAGTGAGCTAATGGGCATGGGTCAAACTCCCCCGGGTTTTTGATGATGATCCGTCACGGGCCTGCGATCGCCGCCTGCCTGTTCATCCGTTACAGCACCGACTCATCGAACTCAGCGCCCGTAGCCAGCAGCGCGAAGTCCACTTCGATCACCTCGACCGCGTTCAGCGGCTTCAGCAGAATCTTGCCCCGCATGACGCGCTCGCGACGCTGCTCGGGCGGATTCGTCGTCTCGTTGCAGATCACCCGGAAGTCCTCCAGACCCCGGTTCGCGCGAGCGGACGCCAGAATGGGGTTGACCCGATTCTCGAACTCGCGCCACGTCACCGGATCATGCGGCTCCCACAGCAGGAACTTGACCGACGTCGCGATCAGCTTCTGGAGGTGGATCATCAGCCGACGCACGTGAACCTGCGCCAGCACCGACTGCTGACGGCGGTACAAGGTCGCGTTCCCGTAGAGAGTGACCCCGCCATCCGTGAAGTTGACGATGGGGTTGATGTTGTTGCCGTCGCGATACAGCTTGCCGCGTTCCTGCACGTCCGGGCTGTACTCGGTTTCGAGGGCGTCCAACCGACCACGGTTATGGCCCGCCGTCGCGAACCACGGATGCGCCACCTGATCGGTGTACGCCATGTTCGCCGCGACGAAGCCGGACGGGGGCAGCCACATCTCGACCTTGTTGTACGGGTCGTAGATTTTGCACCACGCCCAGTTGAGCGAGGCATAGCTGCTGTTCAGCGCGCTGATCGGCGCGTTCGCGATTCCCGTCGCCACGCCATTGTGCCAGTCGATGACCTGCGTGATGGTCAGGCCAAACGGGGAATCGATGAGCGCCAGCGCATCGCCCCGGGACTCGACCAGCGTGATCATTTCCGACACCACCGCCCGATGCGTCACGCCCGGAACCGCCAGCAGGTTGAACTCCACCCGCTCCGCGTTCGTCAGGGCCTGCAAACCGCTGAACGTCTGGCCGTTTCGCGTGCCGATGTAGTCGTCCTCGTCCAGATTGGTGATGCCGTTGGCACCCACCGTGCCGCCGTTCGTACCCAGCACGTACGAGCCGTTCGTCGGCACCGCCAGATTCACCAGCGACGAAATGACGATGTACTGGCTGGCGTTGAAGCCCTTCGACCGCGAACCCTCGACAATCGGCTCGACATATCGCTCGTCCGCCGAATTGAGGTTGACGTTGTTGAACCGTTCGACCAACTGGCGGGTGTCCGGGCGAGTCAGGTCCACCGGAGCGTAGACCAGAATGTCCTTGTTGCCTGACGGTGCGCCGACCGTGGTCGAATTCTGGATGCGCACCTCGATGGTGTTGCCCCACGTCCCGGGCGACTTGGCGGCGATCGTCATCACCACACCCGCCGTCACCGGGGCGACAGCGTCGGCACCGCTGGACATGCCGGTCACCGCGATGGCCGCACCGGTTTCCGTGATGTTGACGTTGCCCGCAGCGCCAGCCGTGGTGTTGGTCAGGTTGGCGGTAGGCGGGGTGGCCGACAGGTTGCGAGCCGCCGTGATGGTCAGCGCCGAAGCATTGATGGCCGCGACGAGGTTTTCCATCGTCAGCAGCGCCGTAGCCCCGATGAGCACGCCGGTGCGCCCCGACGTGATCGAAGCATCGTCATCGAACTCGAACGTCACCGACGTGACGCCGTCACTGATGACGATCGTCTCTTCGTCCGAAGGCTGCGCGCCGCCGGTGAACACGATCGTGCCCGTCGCCTTGACCGCCGCCGACCCACCGATGAGGCCGGGAACGCTGATGTTGGCAGTGGCCAACTGGTCAGCACCCGACGCCGTCGAGCCGACGCGGAGGAACACCAGCGAATTCCCCTTCCGCAGGAACTGCAAAGCAGCCTGCGCCGCGTAGTCCGTGGTCAGCGGGGGACCGAACACGCGGACGAACTCCGCCTCCGAGCGGATTTCAGTCGGAATGTTGACCGCGCCTTTCGTGGCGGCACCGACAATGGCCAATCGCGCCTTGCCCAGCGCGATTGACACCTCCGAGAAATCGTACTCATTGAAGACGATGCCGGGGCTGACAGTTGGCATATCGCAAATCTCCGGTGACTGTTTCGTAGGCGGGATTCGTCAGGCGACCCGCATCATGGAAGTTTTCAGACAACCGCCGCTCACCACGAGAGGCGATTCAAAGCATCAGGACGGAACGACCGGCAGCAGGCTGATCCGAGCGCGACCCGCAAGGTTTCGCACCTGCGGTGTCAGACTCGACTCGG